CGTATGACTCCACCTGACAAAAGGTTTGATGGATTCGGCGGCGTAATTGAGATAACTATTAGAACGGTATAATACTATGACACCTATTGATTGGGCTACATTTGCAGTAGCCGTAACCACTTTGCTTGGTACATTGTCAATTGTAATAAGGCACTTGGTTAAACATTATCTATCTGAACTTCGCCCCAATGGTGGCTCAAGTTTAAAAGATAAGGTCAATCAATTGGACGATAAGGTAGAATTCTTAACTGAGTTAATCATACAATCACTAAAGAAATAGGTATATGAAGGCGGACAAATTTCCTAAATGGTTCTATGACAACAACACAGTCATAGACTTTGAAAATGGATTAGAAGAGTTTAAAGGTAAAAAGAATCTTAAGTTCCTACAGATAGGTGTCTTTACTGGCAATGCATCTGCTTGGCTATTAAAGAATATTCTTACAGACCCATCATCATTACTTGTAGATGTAGACCCTTGGTGTGGCAACCTACCCCACGAGTCAGTGTATGACTGGGCAGATATACAAGAAGCCTATCAAGAACAGATAAAGCCATATGGTAAAAAGGTTCAGGCATTCAAAGCATTTAGTGGTGACTGGTTAAAGGAACACCGTGAAGGTGGCTTTGACTTTATCTATATTGATGGTGACCATCTACCAGAATCAGTTACTTTAGATGCAGATTTATCTTGGGACTTGCTTAAATCTGGTGGCATTATGGCCTTTGATGACTATGAATGGAACCATCCAGATGGTTTTGATAAAAACCCTAAGCCAGCAATAGATGCGTGGCTAGCAAAACATAAAGATGATATTAAAATACTTCGTATGGGATGGCAAGTATGGATAAAAAAGAAATAGTTAGTAATGATATGGATTGGGAATACCAAAACAAATTAAGAGAACAATGGTTAAAGGATAATCCAGATGCAGAATATGAAGGATGGATGTCAATATGACAACTGTTGCCAAGAAAGCCACACCTGCTGCAATTGCTGTGTTGCGCCAGGCGACGGCATTAAGACCGAAGAGAAAGAAAGCAAGCGATGGTCTGCTACCATCTGCTGCTCATCTGAAAGCCAGCCCGACTTCGGACCACAATACTGGGCTAGCAGTAGACTTGACTCACGACCCTGACAATGACATTAATTGCCACGAGGTTTACGCACATCTTAAATCAGATAGACGAGTTAAGTATTTAATATTCAAGGGTAGAATCTGGTCAGCCGAAAAGGGTGACAGAGAATACACTGGTTCAAACAAACATAATAAACATATACATATTTCCATCAAAGATAACTGCGGTAATGATACATCACCTTGGTTTCCTTGGATGGGAAAAGCAACAATACTCAACAAGGTAAAGGCTTCGAAAGAACCACTACCAACAAAGGAGAACAGATGAAGTTCAACATCACAGAGCGTCAGAAGAAGGCATTCAAGTCTTACTGCCGTGCAGTACTAGCATCAGCCGTAACCTTAGGACTAGCCTTGGCTGCTGACCTAGCCCCTCAATATGCTATTGCAATTGGTGCTGTATTCGGACCATTGGCTAAATGGGCTGACAGCGCTGAAAAAGACTTCGGAAGATAGGCTTAGATATACCCCTAAAAAGGCTTTAAACGCCCTTTAGAGACACGAAAACCCCCCGACCCAGTAGAGATACTAGGAAGGGGGGTCTTTTTTTATGCCAACTCATACAAGAAAGGAGTCACACATACCGACCACAGGTATACATAACCTATATATATAATATATATTATTATATATATTATATAGACCCCTTCGGGGTCTTATATATATTATTATATATTATATATATCTAAGTATACACATAGGAATTCTGATTGATGGTAGGCGACTTGCATCCTGCCTACCTGCAATGTCTATCCGATATGGTATACTACTCCTATGACTATACAATTGAATGAATACATCTTGCCTGAACATATATCTTACTCTGCCTTTACCACGTTTATTGACTGTGGATATCAGTACTATCTAGGCAGACTACTTAGCCTACCTGAACAACCATCCGTATGGTCGGTAGGCGGTTCATCATTTCATACGGCTACTGAGATGTGGGATTTGGAGAACTTGTGATTAGTATTGTTAATGAAGAGGGTGGGGTTACCACTATGCAATGGGAAACCTATAACACTATTATGCGTGAGCGATATGAAGATGGACTGAAAGAAACTAAAGCAGTTATAGTAAGCGCTATACAAAATGCTATTGACAAAACAGTTCACACCCAAGAACATCCGGAAAATTTAGCCGGACTTAGTATTGCCCTACGATTAGCAAAGCAGGTTACTCTTGGTAACGAGTGATACACTTGCTTTATGGGATAAGGCTTGGGCTAAAGAGTCTGAAGGTATTGACTTAACATTTGCTCGTGTTGGTGGTAGAACATCTAAAGCATTTCCTAATAGAGAGAACATAGATTTCTGGCAACAGACAGGACCTGAGTGGGTTCAGTCTTATATTGATTGGCGCAAGGCTAATCATAACTGGAAAATTTGGCACACTCCTGAGGGCGCACCTGCTGTAGAGTTGGGGTTAACTCCAGTCTTTGCTAACGTACCAGTAAAGATGGTTCTTGATAGAGTGTTTGAAGTCGATGGTGAGTTGGTCGTGGTTGACCTCAAGACTTCACAACAGACCCCAACTTCTACCTTACAACTTGGCTTCTACAAACTAGGACTCAAGCAAGTCTTAGGTGTGGACATTAAGTATGGCGCATACTGGATGGCTAGACAAGAAGGTACCTCTGCTATGGTTGATCTTAGTGATTACACCGAGGAGAAACTTGAGTACCTTGTCGCCTCCTTTGATAAGGCACGTAAGGCTGGTATATTTATTCCTAATACAAACAACTGCAATCGTTGTGGACTTACAGAACACTGTCAGTTCACTTCGAAGAAATGAGAGAAACAATGGCAAATGAAGACTGGAAACTACAAGTTTCCTACAAGACACCATCAGGTGATATGATAAACGTACGTGCTAATACTGCTGATGAACTATCAGTATTGTTAGAAGGCGTAGGAGATTACTCTCCACAGATTGCTGCTACTCAGCAAAAGATAGTAGGTTCTTATGCTCTAAACCCGTCATCGACATCGAGTTCCACTACAAGCACAAGGCCCTCGAGTTACTCCGCACCAACCCCAGTCTCAGCAGCGTCAGGTACAGCGTCACCCGTATGCAAACACGGGGGCCGTATATGGCGAGAGGGAATCAGTAAGGCTAGTGGTAAACCATATGCATTCTGGTCTTGTCCTTCACCACAAGGAACACCTGACCAATGCAAACCAGTAAACTAAAAAACTGGCATAAATCTTTTTTCGGAACTAGAAAGGAACCAGGATGCGTACACTTGTCAGATCAGTTGGTCGTGCCAGTATTGGTGGGGAACCATTACCATCTTGCTTTAAAGCATTCGAATCAAACAAGATCATCATCCGTCGCTCTGAAGTTTCTATGTTCGCAGCAGCACCAGGTGTCGGAAAGTCCACACTTGCATTAGCATTAGCATTAAAGATGAAGGTGCCAACACTTTACATCTCAGCAGATACTAATGCACATACAATGGCTATGCGATTAGCGTCTATGATTTCTGGAAAAAACCAAACAGATGTAGAGGGGATGCTACATTCTGATGTTGGTTGGACTAAGGCTACTCTATCCAAGAGTAGCCATATAGTCTGGTCATTTGAATCAGCACCAACACTACAAGATATTGATGAAGAAGTCCAAGCCTTTGAAGAATTATGGGGTTGCTCTCCTACGCTTATCATAGTAGATAACTTAATGGATGTAGCCACAGATGGTGGCGAAGAGTTCGCTTCAATGAGAGCGATTATGAAGGAGTTGAAGTATCTTGCTCGTGCTACTAATTCGGCTGTTGTCGTTCTTCATCACACTAGTGAGGCTGTGCTTGGGTCACCGTGTCAGCCACGCTCTGCTATCCAGGGTAAAGTGGCACAACTTCCAGCGCTTATATGTACACTTGGTGTTGTCGGAAGTTCAATGGGTGTGGCTCCAGTCAAGAACAGATATGGAAGAGCCGACGCAGGAGGTGGACTAATGACTTGGATTGCATTTAACCCTGAGTATATGTTCGTTGTCAGGGTCGTGAGTCAAGTCTACTGCTAGCCCAGTATTGTGGTCCGAAGTCGGGCTGGCTTTCAGATGAGCAGCAGATGGTAGTAGACCATCGCTTGCTTTCTTTCTCTTCGGTCTTAATGCCGTCGCCTGGCGCAACACAGCAATT